GTCCACTCCCACGGTCGAACACTTGCTCCAACAGCCCACCCAAGAACTTGGGGAGCTGACCCTTTCGCTGGAAACCAGCAAAAACGGAGGGAAGCACCTGACCTTCATCCAAACTTCTTTCGAAGTCCTTGGCGAAGGCAGGTAGGGTAATCGATAAAAACGATTGCCCTTCATGTTCGAACCGATCCGCGATTGTTTTAAGATCGCGGTGGGTGCTTGTGTGACATCTGTCGCTGGCGTCAGCCAGCAACATCTGTAGGAACACAATTTGGCTTTTCATGGATCCCTTTCAAAGGTGATTCATCCAAAGCCATGGCGCGCAGAGGGGTGAAAGCTTAGCTTTCACCTCCCAGCCACTTAATGAGGTTCGCATCGGAAGTAGCAGAGAGGTTTCCAAGGAAACCCTTGATCTGGTCCTTCTGATCCGCGAGCGACATCCCCACGTTGGGGGTGATGGCAACCAGATAGACGCCAAACGGAACCACACGGTTCACGTCAGGGAGAAGCAGATCGGCCGCAATCTTCGAGGTATCAAGGCGAATGACTCGACGAGTCGACACCTTACCCGGAGAGTGCTGTACCGACAGCTTCACACTTCCGTCGTCTTTCTGGTAAATAGCCTTCATGTCGCCGACGCTAACACGAGGCAGCGAGTTCGCTACCGAGTTAATCGTAACCGACTGAGTTTCTGCGAATGCCATGGCGATTCCTTAGGTTAAGCCGTCCTTTTGGGACGGTACTACTTTGGTAGACCCTGGGACATTCCCAGGGCCGCAAGGATGGCCCATTGCTGAGGCGTAAATGCCTCAGGGGTTAAGCCAAACCCGAAAGGTGATGCTTGAGCCCTAGCTTTGCTATGGAGCTCTAGGTTAAGCGTGATAGGTCTCTGAGTCCAGTAAGGACCCGGATAGTTATCAAGCAGTAGACCACGGGGGAGAACGATCTCGGTCGAGATTCGCTTCTCCATCATGATATACCCATACTGCATCACCAGATCGTCGGCTAGTAGTGCTGAGAGGTTTCCCAGCACATCACCAAAATTGATGAACCAGTCGGCGAGCCAGGTCCAAGGCTGAAGATTCCAAAGAACTTCAGGATCTAGACGAGTGCCAAGTAGCAAATTGGCCTCGTGTTCAATCTCCGCGAGATGTTCAAGCGCAGTTTCAATTTCCGGGTAGTAAAACCGGAAACCTCCACAGAAGTGACTGTTAGTCACAGTGCTTGTAATCTCTGACGGAACTTGGCCACCAGTCTGAACACGGGTACTTACGCGCGCCGGTTTTATCTCCGTCGCGAGCTCGTAATTACTGAGTGTCTTTGTCAAGCCACTCACCGTGTTCCGAGTAGTGTCGAAACGGTACGTACGCCTCAGGAGTTTGTTTAGCTGCTTCTCGTGTGCCTGCAAAAGCTCACGAGAACTGGTCACAACCTTACACAGCTGTGTAAGGTCGCGAACCAAAGGGAGCCAACCAAACTGGACATTCAAGTACTCTGAACCAGAGTTACGGAAAATGTCACGTAGATTGCGACTACGCGTGAATAGTGAACCAATCAGGGTGGGAATCCCATCCTTCCTGAGTTCACCTAACGCGACGGCAAGATCTACTCCCGGTTTCCCGGGACGACACCGCGCTATCGCGGTGCCGCCGAGGGCGAACATAGAAGTGTTCTGGATATTGATCTCAGACGGACTAGCCAACGCGAGTGGGGTTTTAAACCCATTCAAGAAGACCGGTCCACTATGAAACCAATTCCAGTCATTGCCTGTATACTTTCCAG